TTCAGAACCGAATCGGTCAGGTCGTTGCCGTGTTTTGCCGGTATCGTCTCCACACCGTCCGGCGCTTTCTCTTTCTGCTCACCGCACACCTTCCGGCAAGGCAAGTCTTTGACGGCATCCCAATGGTGCTTCCACCACGGATGGTCTGACGCATACAGAACGTCCAGGCGGGCGATGCGGTAGGCGTCGTTAACGCCAATGGTCTTGCACACCGAACTGGCGAACTGCGCATCCTCACGGGTCAGAGAAGGCCCGCCAGCGATGCAAACAATCGTTTCAGACAATCGCAACGCGGTAAGGGTGCAGCAGGTTCTTGGCCGTGAACGGCAACTCCTGCGAGGGCTGACCGGTCTGCACTTCCTCCCGATACTCGTACATCGTCCCGACCATCAGCAGAATCGCCTGCCGGATGGGTTCGGGGATGGACGAACTGGTATCAGGCGAATCGCCGCCGCCATACCCCGCCGTGTACGTCACCGTCACCGCGCCGTACTGGTCGCGGGTTGACGGCCATGAATAGCCATAGGCCGGTTTGACCATCGGCATCGCCGCGTTGGTCAAGTCCGACTGGAAATCAGTGAACGACTGCGTGGAGCCGTTGTCATCCACGTACTGAATCGACGTAACAGACTGCACCGGAGCGCGGGGCAGGATGATCTCGGACGGGAAGGCGTCAATGGTGTATGTGACCACTTGGGTCACAATCGACCGATTCATGTACGCCTCGGCACGCTGCCGCGCCGCCTTAATCAAATTGCCGATGTAGGTATCATCGTCGGATGCGGTAACGCGCAGGTGCGCCTTCGCCTCCGCAACTGATACCGGCTCAACGGACGGTTCTGTTACGCTGATTCCCATAGAAACCTCAAGAGAGGGCGGGGCCGAAGCCCCACCCGCCCTAATGCACTACATCAATTAAAATGCAGCGACTTTCTTGATGCCTGCGGCCTGAACGACCTTGCCATCGACCCGCGACCAACCACGGAAACCGACCTGACCATTGGCGGCATACAACTCGTTCAGACGTTGGATGCGGAAGCCAGTGCGGTCTGCAATCGTGTAGTTCATCAGATCGCCAAACACGACCGGAGATGCCAGCGGAGACTCGCCAGCATCCGGCATATAAGCCGAAGTGATGTACGGGCGACCGAGAACACGATCAGGCTGACCGGCTTGAAGGCCAGGCTGCCAGATGAAGTTATCGTTGCCGTCCACGATGCCGCGAATGTCGCGCAGCGTCGAATCGCTGAACATCCACGTTGCGTTATTGCGGTACTGACGCTGCAAGCCGTAGTAAACGTCCAGCAGGGTGTCAGCCGTGACAGTAGCGGCCAGCGGGCTTTCAGTACGGGTGACAGAACCAGCGCCGCCGATGATGCCGGTGGGCTGAAGCGTGCCAGTGCCGTTAATGAAGGCGTTCTCTTCAGCAAGACCGAAGGAACGACCGAACGCACGAGCCAGATATGCCTCGATGTCGAAGTCGCTGTCCTGAAGCAGCTCTTCCGACACCTTGACGATACGGCCCAACTTGTGAGCAGCAAGCTGCACGTTGGTGAACGCCGGGTCGCTTTCCGTGTAGGCAGCTTCCTCGTCCGTCCAGGTCGCCACACCGAGGCTGGATTCCACACGGATATTGTGCAGGCCAGCAGTGGTGATAACGTCGCAGAACGGGCGCAGCGCGTTGTAATCGTCACGGATTTCGCGGAACCGGCCATCGAAGTAATCGCTTACCAGATAACCACCCTCGGAGTCCGTGCCAACTTCCAGCGCGTTGCTGTAGTTACCCTTGCGGATGTACTTGTCGAGCGCGTTGACGTAGCCTTCGCTGCGAGCGCCCTGCACAGTCACCTTCTCTTCTTTCCGCTGTTCGCGGCCAAAAGATGCGGCAATCTCGGCAGCAGCCTTCTCTTCCTCGACCATGCGGTCGGCGGTTGCTTTCAGCTTGTTTTGGGCTTCGTTAAGTTTGCCCCACTTCTCTTCCGTTTCGGAGTCGAAGCCGTCAGGATGAGCCTTGCTCAGTTCCTGCATCTGGTTCACCAGACGGCCACGCTCTTCCAGAAGTTCATCAATGGTTTTCGCCATGATAGATTCCTCTTTGTTTCGAGCAATAAAAAACCCGCTCAAGGCGGGCTGATCGGTCGCAGGGCGTCCGCCCCACTCACTCAGGGCCGTCCGGCTATCTGAGTGCTTTACGCTGACGGGTGATATCGGCCCGCAGCTTTGCCAACTCGTTAGAACGAGCCAGCAAGTCAATTTCCGCCTCAGTCGGGGCGGGTGTTAATTCCGGTTCACACACTTCCGGCGCTTTGTTAATCCAGCGATAGGCGGATACGTTCGACAGTTTGGAGCCGCCTTTGATGATGGTGTCCGCAAGCCCTGCCGCCTTTGCCTCCTTAGCAGAGAACCAAGTCTCCGCCTCCATAAGCGCAATGATCTTCTCTGAATCCATGCCGGACTTGCTCTGGTATGTCTGCACCAGAACGTCTGTAACCTTATCCAGAACTTCGGCTTGCTTGCGCATCTCGGCTGCATCACCAATAGCGAACGTGTAAGGCATGTGCGCCATCAGCATCGAGTTCTCGGCCATCTGAACATCGTCTGCCGCGATTGCAATGATCGAAGCTATCGACGCCGCATAGCCATCAACCTTAACGGTCACTTTTGCGGGGTGCTGCTTGAGAAGGTTGTGAATCGCCAGGCCCTCAAACACATCCCCGCCGGGTGAGTTAATTCGGACAGTGATCTCATCGACGTCACCCATTGCATCAAGTTGCGACTTAATGTCTTTGGCAATGACGCCTGCCCCGAACATATCTTGACCGATAATGTCCATTATCAAAATTTCGTTCATTGCGTTCCCTCTAGAAAATGTAGCTAATAGTCCCGTTGATGAGGCGGGTAACTGTCGCCTGAGAAACGGGGACTTGGGCGGCGATTGCCCTGTGTGTTAAGCCCTTTTCACTGAGGGCAATGATTGTCTCGCGGATGTCTGGGTTCATCTTGGTGCCCTTGCCGCGCTGCCTGTTCACCTTCTGGTCAACCGGCTCAAGGTGGCTCGGGTTAACGCAGCTAGGGTTGCTGCATAGATGGTCGATGACCTTGCCTTCCGGTATCGGCCCAACGTGGTGCTCGTATGACCAACGATGGGCACGTACTCCCTTATCGCCAATCCTACGAATTCCGTACCCCTCTGGGTCTTTAATGCCTTCCCAATTCCAGCATTCATCTTCGCCCAAGCCCGGCATGTACCCTAGTCGCTTGCGGCCGTCACCTGACTTCGGCGTGTCGTATAAGCTCATACCTGTTCCCATTCGTCCATCAGCGCGGGCACATCCGCCGAATTAATAACCTTTTTCATTCGCGTCTCTGCCCACTGTGACGCGGTTTCCTCGTCAACACCGTCTTTTATCAACGAGTCAGCAACTCTCTGGTAAAAGTCAGGAAGCCACTGCTCGAACTCATCTTCAGGGAGGCGCTCATACTCGACCCGAATCGCGGTCACTTCCTTTTTGTTGAGTGCCGCCATCTGCTGCTCAACATCGGGTTGGTCTTGCTCTCCCGCCTGCGAGTATGTTTTTTGTATATCGTCGTACCCCGGAATAGGGTTCATGTTCTCAAGGCGGCGAATTTCGTTGACCGATGCCCATCCAGGTGTCTGCGAGTTGCCCAACGCAATAGCGTGCGCTTCGTACCGGCTTTTAGTATCGCCACGCAACAGCGCGTCGAGTGTGAACTCCGCGAAATACAGCCCACGGTAGCGCGGCGCGATCAGGTCGCGGGTTATCGTCTGCTCAATGCGCTCGCACCACGGGCGAAGCGTGTGCATGACGAACTCGATTGACTGGTGCTCGATGTTGTTAAAGGAGCTTTTGTCCAACTCAGCAAGCATATGGAGAGGGACACGGAACCAGCGCGCAATTTCGGCAATCTGGAACTTCCGCGACTGAAGGAATTGCGCCTCGTCGTGGTTCATCGAAACGCCTTTGTACTTCAGCCCAGACTCAAGCAGCAGTGTCTTGTTGGCGTTGTTGACGCCCGTATACTTGGCGAGGTCTGCCTGCAACCTGTCCCGCGCCTCGTCGGGTAAGAAGCTGTCCATTTCGAAGATGCCGCTAATGCGCGCACCGTTGGCGAACGTCTTTGCAGCGTGGCGCTCGGTCGCAATGGCCGTTCCTAGCGTCTGCTTGGCGTAAGCGATGGTCGAATAACCTGTTACACCGTCACCGCTAAGTCCGGGAACGCGCCAAATCTCCCGCGCAGA